TGCTGGCCAGCGTACCATCCTCGAATGCGGCCTTGAGGCGCGGCATGTGATCCAGATACCAGTTCTGTGTAAGCATGATTTGGCCGATGCTGTTGGCTCCGTACCGCTGCATCGTGACCTCGGCAAGATACTGGCCGTTGCCTCGCGCGTCGAAAGCGCCGTAGTTGAAGCGCGGAAGCCGGTCGGTCAGCCAGAACACGATCTGTTCTTGCTGGCGAAACGGCACGTTGCGCATTTCTATGAGAAACGGACAGGTGCGATCCAGTGCCTGCCCCTCCAGCAGTGGCACCAGCACCGACAAGTCGCCGCTACGACCGAAGTCCATACCGATGCTCGACCGCGCTGTGCGCGGCAGTGTAGCCAGCAGCGGGCCAACCGTGACATCAAGCCAGTCCTGCGCGTGTGACTCGCGCACGGTGTCAGGAAGCTGCTCAAAGTCCTGTGGGCAGGTATAGCGCAGCACCAGCGCGTCGGCGGTCATGCGCGATTCGATCAGGGCGCGTGAGAGATAAGCGCCACTGCTGTTCGACGGAACGCAGTCCAGCTCCTCGGCATCGTTTGGGCGGTAGATGGCGCGGATTTCATCGGCCCATGCCGCCTGCGCCGCCTCGCTCCAATCACGCTTGCTGGCGGAGAACACGCGCTTGCACAAGCCCTGCTCGATGGCTTCATCGAACGTGATGCGGTGCAGGCTGTAAGGCTTCTTGCCCTCGCGAACATCGTTCACCAGCTCGTTGAATGGGTTGTCCACGCCGAAGTGGGTGCTGATGATGGACACCGAACCGCCCCAAATCAGCAGCGCAAACGCGGCCTTGAGCAGCTCCGGCAGATCGGGGTGGAATGCCGCTTCGTCGATGACCACGCGGCCTTGCTTGCCGCGCAGGTTGCGCGGGCTGCTGGATAGTGCGGTGATGCGAAAACCGGACGCGAATTTGATGCGGTAGGCAAGGATGTCGCGGTCTTCATCGTCGATGACAGTCTGCTCCATCGCATCGGCAGCGACCTGGAAATGACCAGCCCACCAAGCACAGTCGCGGATGAACTCCTGCGCCATGTCCTGCGAATAGCCGAGATACCATGTGTCTTGCCCGTTCTGCTTCGAGGCTTCCAGCACGGAAGTTGCGGCCTCGCCCCAAGACAAGCCAACGCGGCGCGATTTCTCGCACACCTTGACCTGCGCGCGGTCGGCCATCCATGCCTGCTGATAGGGCAAAAGAACGGCATTACTCATGCCGACATCCCCAGGATGCGGTTCTGGATTTGCGCGACAGCGTCATCGGTCAGGCCAACGCTCTTGGCGGCATCGCCAGCCTCTTTGGCTGCATCGGTCAGCGCCTGCTTGCGCGCCTCTGCCTGCCAGCGTTTCTGTGCTACCGATGCCTTACCAAGCTCTGCAACTGCGCGTGCCAGCTTCGGCAGATCTACCGCGTCAGGGTCGACGTTCATCTCCATCAGAATGGAGAACATCTTTTCCTGAGTCAGCCGCACAAGCGCGTCATTGACCGCGCCGTCTTCATCGGGTGCGGCTTGTACCACGGCACGGGCTTGTTCAGTGACCAGGCGTAGGGTTTTCAGGCGCTCCTCGAACCCCTTGCCATAGCGGTGCAAGCCTGACTTGCCTATCTCGTAGCCGCGCTTGCCAAGTTCAGCGGACAGCAATTCGTACTGGCTGAAATTGTTTTTCACCAGCGCCTGATCGAGCCAGGCTTTCACGTCCGAGGGAAGCCCCTCAACCTTGGAACGTCGAGGCATAGCGGCTACCAGTATTTCACCGGGCGCGCGATACCTGCATCGCACGGGACGGTGTATTCAACAATGTCGATGCCGAAGCGGTCGAGCTTGCAGAACCAATGTGGCTGCGTATTGCGGCCAGTAATGGTGATGAGATTGCGCTCCTCCAGATAATCGAGGTTGCGCCGTAACTCCAGCGGCGTGATGTCGGGCAGCATCGGCTGAATCGCCGATAACACCACCGCTTCGCTAGTTCCTACCGGCTGCGCCGAGTTCAACGCAAGCAGGATGATCCACCGCAAGTTTTCGCGCCGCGCTTTTTCCACATCAGGGGTCATACACGCTTCTCCATGAAATCAATCCGTCGCTCGACGTGTAACAGTCGGGCGCTCAATAAGGCGCTCGATACGCGCACCGATTGCATCGAGCTTGGCATTGAGCACAGTCTCGAAGCGTATGGCATCTTCGCGCCGCTGATACTCCAGCGGCAGTCTTGTGAGGAAGTCATTGTGTTGAGCTTCCAGTTTTTCCAACCGCCCGTTCTGGTGGTCGATGCGGGCATCCAACTGCTTGAGTAAAATCTTGCCGAACGTAGCCAGCGTGCCGATGAAGCCAAGCAACAGAGTCACGATCTGCCAGAAATCAACCTGAATCGTCATTGCGCCTGCCCCTGTTGTTTAACCCACGATTGCAGCGCCATCAATTGTTCGGCGACTTCGTGGTAGGTGGCGTAGTTTCCGGCGACCGAGGCGGCAACGTCTTTAACGCTGACGGGGGGCGCATCAGCAGCTCTGGCGGGGTCGGGAAGCTCGCCTTGACTGGCGGCGGCATCGTGGAGCACCCTGAAGCCACCAGGCAGATCGCAGGAAGAAGAAGACGAAACATAGATTGGAACCTCCTTGATGATGTCATTGCTGCGCGTCTTGACCACACGAACGCGGTCAACGTACTGCGTGACCACCTGTGTGGTGGCCTGCGCTTGTTTGGCAGCAAGCTGCTGTAACTTGTTTTCGGTTTCGGCGCGCTCGGCTTCCCACTTTGCGGTTACAGATGTCTCGCCATGATGGCAGCCACCAACGAACACCGAGGCGACGATGGCCAGGATGCCGATGAGCTTCCAGGGCAGGCTGCGCGCCAGGTCTAGAAACGGCATGATCATTCCGCCTCCTTATTGAAGCCGAACACCAGCGGCGAAGCTGTCACCACGCGCAGGATGACGTTGGCGACCGTGATCGCAACAGACATCCAGGCGTAGACATTGCCAGGCACGAGCGGCTGGAGCAGATCAAACTTCAGCTCCAGCGCCAGCAGCAGGGCTGATATGAGATTGAGCCAGACGGTCTTGCTTTGCCACCAGGGCTTGGGTGTCAGGACAACGGCTTGTTGAGTCATGGCGGCTCCTATGCGTAAGTGTTGCGGGATGGGGACAGCCCCGGCGTGTAGCTGGCGCGGCCACTGTCAAAATGGGCGGTGAGGCTTTGGCGTCGCGATCCGTGGCGCGAGATCGCCAGATGCACCCAGTTGCCTTCATAAATCAACTGGTCATACTCGATCAGGGATGCCTCGATGGCGCGCGCGATGTCGAGCGGACTACCGAACTGCGGCGCGATGAAATCGGCGGCCAGCCCCTGCATATGGGCGCTGGTGGATGCGCCACCGATGGCCTTATTGAGTGCCGGGCAGCGATACCCGCTGCTGATAATAATGGGCGTGCCGAGCTGTGCGCGCACCCGCTCCAGCGTGTCGGCCAGATAGCCAAGGTTGCGCAACACCTCGAACGGCGGTTGCGTGTTGTCGATGCCGCGCCGCAACGCGGTGTCGGAGCGGATGAATTCGTCCAGCATGAAGTTGGGGGAAAGAACGCGACTCATCGCGCCCTCCATAGTTCCGGGCGGAAGGTGCAGGAACTGGTTTGGTGGGTGTAATAACCTGCGGGCTTTTTACCGCACTGGCCGTGCTCCGGCATGCGCGGATCGGGGTGGCGCGTCCAGATGGCGCAAGCGCCACAAGTGCCAGGAGAATTGGATGGGGTGTTAGGTTCCATGTCGGCAAGTGTGCCGACAGAACCGCGCTGGTGCGATTAAAGCGTTTTAATTCTGATCGGCTAACAGAGAGCCTTGCCGTGTAGATTGTTCGCGCAGACGCGCACGCTTGACGATGTTGCGCACCTGCATTTCGGTGAGCTGGTATTTATAGGCCAGAGACTGGTAGTTGTCCCCGACAAACTCCTGCCAGATTTTCTCATCACGCTGCGACAGCTCGTAAGACATCCCGCGCGGAATGTATTGCTGCACGCCGCCGATCTCGGTGCGGATCGCCTCGGTGATATTGAACGTCATGCTGGTCGCGCTCTCATGCGCGATGTCACAGTTTCGCAGCCGCTTGAAGATGACCTGACCGATCTGCTCAAGCAGCTCGGGGTATCCCTCCGGGAAAGACATCATTTCTAGCTTCATTTACTCCTCCTTTGGACACGGGTTAGCCATTGCTTCAAAGATTCGATGACCGTGCTGGCTTGCTCTGGCGCGAGCCATTGCAGCGCGGCAACGCCGGTCTGGCGCTGCACATAGGACGCCAGCGCGCCCTCGGAGGAGTTGCGCACCGCACCGGCCTCATGCAACTCCATCCAGAGCGCGCGAATCTTCTTACTCTGGCCATCCTGCGCCAGCGGGCGGCTACGCTTGACGCGGAAGCCCAGGCGTTTCATGCGTTCCAGCACGCGCTCCAGCTCCGGCGCGTTCATGGTTGACGTGGAATCCTTTTTTACGCAACCCATGAGCATGGCGCGATAGGTTTCATCGTCCTGCCCAAGGTCGCGCTTGGCAACGTGGATGAGGCGAATGAGCCGCTGGCGCACGGCATGCGGGTCGGAATGGCTAGGCATTGGTATGCTCCAGCAGCGTGTAGCGAGCGACGTGAGCCTTGCCGCCGTTGCGGGTATGAACCTCGACCATCTCCTTGCGGATGTCATGCCCGGCCTGCCGCAGATCATAGATGCGACCGCCGAGGCGCATGATGCCGATTTCGTTCAAGGCTTCCAGCGGCGTGATCGGGCCGCGTTTGAGGCGTTCCAACAGCAGGTTGCATTGCGTGTCCATAGCGGCCCTTTCTGGTGTAGCGTTAGTTGGTATTGATTGCGTTGTCAAAACGGTCGTCACCGATGGCTTGCGCCAGCTTGTGCATGTCGCGCACCAGGCTTTCGGATTCGATGCGCAAACGGTCTGGCAGGTAGCGTTTATTCCAGTCGAGGGCGCAAGCTGCGTCAGCCAACTCGTTGGCGATGTCGAGCTGTTGGTCAGAGATCATTTTTCGTACTCCAGTTGACCTGACACGTCAGCGATCATCATTGCGTAGTTAGCGCAGTCAACCGCGTGCATCGCCTCTGTTCCATCGCTGTTGAAGAGCGCACGCTCAATGAGCAGCACCTTGGTTGCCGCCCCCACATACAGATCGCTGACAGCCATTTCCTTCCAGCTTTGTCCCTTCTCCGCATCCTTATCGCGCAAGCGTTGCTCCATCAGCAGCGCGAAGGCCATCACCTCTGGGCGCAGTTCCTGGACGTGAAATTTGATTGGTTCACTCATTTCGATACTCCGGGTATTCGTTGTAGAAGGCGTCTTCTGGAATTTCGTTCTGCCAGTTCGACACCCAGGCTTCACGGTCGCGCACCAGACGTTCTTCATGATGGCGATGCGCGATCAGTTTCAATGCCTCATACCAGGCATCTTCTGTCGAAAAACCTCCGTTCGAACTCATCACGCCACCTCAACTTCAAACGGCTCGATGACAAAATCCTCGACGCCCGTGACGATGGTGATGCCAGCGATACCGGATACGGCCTCCGGCTCGGCCAGCATTGCTTCCTTGTTCGGTTCTTCCTTGTTGCGGATGAAGCGGCCAAGACCGAGCGCGCGCAGGGTTTCGAGCACCTTGTCAACACTGCGGATGCTGACGCTGGGGGGGCGCTGCCGCCAGCGCACCAGGCCCGTGGTCAATTTAACTTCCTTGCCGCCGCTCACCAGCAGCTCGTTGCGGTGCGCTTCACACCACACATGGATGCCGTCGATCAGCGTTTGGATGCGAGTCTTGAGCGCCTCGATTTCATCCTTGCGCTCCGCAGTGATCGCCGCGATCTGGTCATTGATATGAGTCTCTACACGCGTCAGTTCGCGCTGCGCATCGCCGAGTGCGCGAATGGCATCAATCGCCTGATCCTTGCTCTGGCACGCCCAGGGTGCCGCTTTTGCTTTTTGCTTGGTTGCCATGTCGAGGCTCCTTTATGGTTAGGTTATTGGTCAGGCTTTCGATGAGTTCGCGCAGCCTGTCCTTGTTACGCGCGATTTGTTCCGGCGATGCCGGTGGTGTAGGGAGTGCCTTCGGTTGTGGCCTGCTGCCCAGGTTGTCGAGCAACAGCTTGGGCGACGGCCAGCGGTCGCAGATGCGAAACAGCGTCTGGAAGGCGCGGCGCACCCGCTCTCTGTCGAGGTGTTCCGACCAGGCGGTGCCGCTGTGCCACAAGGCTTCCAGCCAC